GTATCTCGCATGATTATATCAAAATGTTCCATCTGATCTATACCATCGTACAGGTTAATATAAATCAAATCGAGACCACGTACTTCAAATAAATCTTTTGCGTATTCGTATGTTAACTTATCCCCATTAGTATTGCACTCTATAGTAGAGCTAGGCAATGCCTGTCTAAAGATCTGTACGATCTCTGGGAAATACGGGTTTAGTAGATTCTCTCCAAAACCGCTGAGAGATATCTTCCCCGTATAATTATTATTACCTAATTCTGTAGCTATAGCAAGTGCACCTTTAGGAGTCATGTGCAGATTCCTATTGGGAAATACTACAGGGTCATGGCGTGGACAAAACTCACACGTTCTATTACACAGCTCGGTAGTATTTACCTCGACAGTTAGTATAGAATGTAATGGATTAGTTGAGCCGTTTTCCCAGTGAACCCTTTCTTGCTCTCTTCTATGTTCTAGAAAGATATGTTGGTCCACAGCTACAGTAGGTATTATCATAAGTCTAGTTCGTTCTTTGCAATAATGTAAGATTTAACAAACTCAGAGCGTACAATGTCTTCAACCTGAAACTCTATTAGGTCAAACAATCCCATACGTTCAAGAACTCGGATAAAGCTTTGTAGTCCGTTGTCCTTTAAGTCCGCCTGTCTGAAGTCCCCACAGAATATAATTCTACAGTTCTCACCCATTCGGGTAATAATAGAATCTAATTCATGAAAAGACATATTCTGGCACTCATCAATAAGAATGACTGCATTACGAAGTGTGATACCTCTAATAAAAGATGTTGTCATAAACTGAACTAAACCTTTTTGCTTGAGGATATCATAAGCATCTCCTCTGCTAAATAAGTCTATAGCAATATCTTTATAAGGTTCTTCGTATACTGCACCCTTCTCCTTCTCTGTGCCAGGTAAAAAGCCCATATCACGAGTAGGAACTGCACTTCTAATAATAACAAACTGATTTGCTGTCTGCTTTACCATATCATCATATGCTAGATAGGATGATATAAATGTTTTTCCTGTTCCCGCTAATCCGTGCAACACTAGGTGTTTACTGGATTCAAAGGCTCTTAATTGGTTCCTTGTTAAAGGCTCTATCTCTCGTAGCTCTAAGCTAGCACCTGCTAAGGTTTTCTTTCGTTTAGCCATATTATACTTTCTTTCTCGTATCCTTGAGTTTCGTTTCCGAGTACTCGTATATCATCCACGGAAAACCGTTAAGATGTAGAATCCCTACCCAGTCGTATCCGACAGTGGGAGGGCGTGGGACAGTGAAGGGGGCATTATACCCTTTCACTCTTATAAGTGTAGCTGTATCTTTAAGCTGCACTTCTTTAATTTTTAAATACTGTAACTTTGCAAACTTAGTCTTTTCATATATAAAAGGCATTCCTTTGTTGTCTATGAAATACTTTGTACTTTGTTTCAGTATTCCGTTATGAGACATAATCATACGCTTTAATACATGAAGATTTTTATGTGATGTCTGCATCCTGCGAGCGCCCAGAGTGTCCCCTATCTGGTTCTTATCATCCAAAACTTCATTGTCTAGAAACAACATACCATCTATTGAATCCCAGTTTCCTGAGTCTAGTAAGAATACAGGAAATTGTATCTTATCTGTATTCTTATATGTTATAATCATTTTTCAATAAATACGGGGTGCATCTCCACACCATATAACTCATCATCGTATTTCTTTCCTTCTCTAGCCGAAGGATTTACTATAGTTTTGTACTCGTCTGAAGCTTTAAATTTATCCATTATTTGTACAGAGCGAGGTCTGCCTCCTTGCTTATCATCACATGATCTACAGCCTACTATTGCGGCTCTGTTACCTTGCAGTAACTGCCAACGAATCCTATTCATCTTCTCATCGTTTTCATACATATCTAAAAGGCTTCGTTCATGTACGTTACCTATAATGATTTGATACTTCCAATCATTACAGCACATCTGATAGTTGCCCTTATAGTCAATAAATATCTGTCTCATAGGATGCCAACAACCATCATCTACCCTTTCATCACTGAAAACACCTGCTCTGTTATTAAATAAATAGTTAAAGTAACTCCCAGGATTCTTTGTATCTGCCTGCCTTCCTAGCTTATTTATCTCTTCAACACTTAGTGTATCGGGCTTGAAGTAATGATCTACTAACTGACCATTCTGTAGCCTAGGGTACTTCTCCCTTCTATAGTCCGATTCCTCTTGATTAGAGTATGTATTTAAAATCAAATCGTCTATCTTAGCGTATACAGGCCATAGTTTTTCTATTCGATAACCATTTGTTGTAACTCTAACTTTCCAGTTACGAGGTTGTGCAGTTACTAAGTCTACTACTTTCTCGAACTCTGCGTGTAAGGTAGGTTCCCCTCGTCCTGCAAGCTCAATTACTCCCTTAAAATTGATAGAGCGTAGTTCGGCTAAAACTATCTTTATAGTCTCGAACGTCATATGCTCGTTAACATTAGGGTAGGATTTGAAAGTTCTTGGACAAAAATAGCAAGTACGATTACATAGCCCTGTCAAATCTAAATCTACCCTAGTGATATATTTAAATATATTAGTTTCCATACATCTTCTCAAACTTACCGCCTGAGTAGTCTTCGTGGATAATCTCGAAGTCACAACCTACTGGCACTCCAGGGATTGAAAGCCCTCTATCTAATTGTACAAATTTTGTTAGCTGTTCCATGTACTCGTCAATTTCCACATCAGGCACTTCTGCTAGAATGGAGTCGTGTACTAGAGCAAAGATTCTAGCTTTCTTACTATTAGCTTTAATCCAACTGCCCATGTCTATAGCACCTAGAAGGTTAATATCACTAGCAGCAGACTGCACCAAAAAATTAAGACCAGACCTAATGCTATGGCTCTGGATGCCTTTGTCTGTCGATGCGACATTTGGTAATCTCCTTTTTCTACCGAAGTAGCTGTAAATAAACCCATTCTGTTGGATAAATTTCTGATTGTCTTCAATCCATTGCTTGAGCATAAAGAACTCTTCAAAGTAGTCATCAATAACTTCTTGAGCCTCATTCCTGCTGAAAGGTCTTCCACTATCTTTTGTTACTTGCTCACTAATCTTGTTAGCACCAGCACCATACATAATACCAAAGGTTACAGCTTTAGCCGCCTGTCTCTGCATTTTATATAAGTCTGCTACTTCACTAGCATCACAAGGTAGTTTAAATACTTTCTTTGCAATCTGTGAGTGGAAGTTACCGCCTGCGCGGAATACTTCTATCAGTGCTTTATCTTTTGCTAGGATGGCCGCAACATATACTTCTGCTGTTGTTAAATCCATTGCCACAATCTTATGACCCTCGGCAGCTTTAATACAGCCTTTTACAATAGGGTTATCCCTAGGTAGTTGCTGCATATTAAGTTTACCGCTAGAGCTAAGCCGACCACTAGTAGTACTATGGAGGTTGAAACCCGTGCGCAGTCTACTGTCGCGATCCAACTGGGGTATGATTTTGTCCAGATAAGTATTCTTAATCTTAGATTTTTGTCTGATTGCAAGGATGAGCTGGGGTACATCTGACTGACTTGCCAATTCTTGAAGTACTTCCGCATCTGTACTATTTGCCCCTGTACCAGTTTTCTTTCCAGTAGGATTAAGCCCAAGGAAATCAAAAAGTAGAGAGCGTAGCTGCACAGTACTGTTAGGATTAAAATCTTTTCCATTCTTTTTCTCAAAGTTACTAATAGCAGGATTCTTATACAGTTCCACAATGGCCTGATCAATCTCATCTTGCATTAGTGCTTGTGACTTTATCAGTCTACCCATGTCAAACGGAACACCATTGTCTTGAATGTCCGTAAGAAACCTACATCCAGGTATGAGAATGTTCTCGTATACCTTAGCCAATCGTTTGTTCTGCTTAATCTTTACAAACTTCTCAAACAATAAGAAAGTTACTACAGCATCTAGTGCCGCATAGTCTTTCATTAAGTCGAAGGGGATTAAATCCCAAGTAAAGTCATTCTTAAGTATGCCGTGTTCTTTACGGTATTGATCCATCCAATCATACATACCTTTTTCATAATCACCATAGATTGTGTACTTCATAGCTAGCTGCTTCAGGCCGTGAGTGCCTGGGTTCTCATCAATGAGATAGTGCAGTAGCATTGTATCTTCAAACTGTGGGAATTTAAAGTTGAAATGGTACTCAAAGAACGCCAAATCAAACTTTGCATTGTGGAATATAACTATTTTTTCATTGAACAACTGTTGTAATAACGTTTCCGTAGTTTCGTCAAAACACTCAGTATCGATATAAGCACCATAATCTCTCTCGTAGCTAATAGAACAGCCAAGCATATGACCGTTTCTAGGGTATAATCCTGTGGTTTCTGAGTCGAGTGCAATGTAAGGAGAGGGAGAGGCTATAGCTTTACGAATAAAATCGTTAGCTTCCTCTGTGTCCTGAATCCCTAGAGCTTGCTCTGGACGTACTGTTGTGTCCTGCTTATTGTCAGTAATGTACTCGATGATAGATTTCATACTAGCATCCCAAGTACCTTGAGCCTCTGGTTTAAAGGCCAGCATAGCAGGGTTAATGATAGGTAAGAACTTCTCTTCTACTTTCTTACCAGAATACTCTGTAATAGAGTTAATGGGGGTGAAATACTTCAATGCATCACTACCTACTAGGATAACCCAGTCGTAGTCGTCTGTATTGATTTCTATATCACAGTCTCGTTTTAGTACTTTCTTGAGGTGTGGGTCTGAGCACAGTTGGTACTGGTCAAATTCAAACTCTCCATCGAAAGCGTCTTTAAAATTTGTTCTACTTGGTTTCGTTTCTACTAATGCAACTTTAGGCATATAAATTTCTCTTTAGTTTTCTTACTGTTGTTTCGGGTAGACCACCTGGGTCTCTGTCTTTAAAATGTATGTTTCTAGAGGTCAATCCTACTCTTTCACATAGTTCTTTTACTATTATAGCAGCATCTTGTCCTGCTGTATCTCCATCGAAGAATATATCTACTGATTCAACTCCTTGAATAGATAGCATCCTTAGCTTATCTTCGTTTATGTTCTTTGTTCCAAAGCAACACACTGCATTATCTAGTCCTTTATCATGCAGATTTATCATATCAAATATACCCTCTACTAGTATTACTGAACCTTGTATGGGTTCTACTACAGGGTATAGAGGCATCTTCGCACCCGCAGGCGAGATCATATACTTGGGTGTTCCACCCGTGGTATGACGGCCATTGAAGGCTGCTATCCTACCTGATATATCTCGTACTGGAAATACAACCCTACCGATATAGTCAGGGTCGTGGTGTTGGAAAGCTTCAAACCTTTCATATGTCTTAGGCTTAATGTCTCTCCAATTGCCGGTGTACTTTACCATACCCTGGGGAAAAGACAAACCAATACTTTCTGACCGCTTCTCTTGAATTGTTTTTTTAAGCAGTTCTCTTCGTACTTGTAGATGGTTTGCCTTTTCCCCAAAGTGGGTAAAAATATTTCCCTTGTGTCCACAAGAGAAGCACTGAAAGATACCCGTTATGCGATCTATACGCATACTAGGGTTACGATCAGCATGTTCTGGGTTCAAGCAGCTAACAAGACAATCCCCACCTTTCGGCATGAAGTATACTTGTCTAGAATTTAATAGCTCTTCTACTGTCACGTGCTTGTTCCTTATCGTAATTATTGTGATATTATACGGTATTTAACCTAAGAAATCAAGAACTATTTTAAAGATCGTTTATATCTTCGCCCGTTTTATGCGAGGAATCTTCTTTCTCTTTAGGAGTTAAGGCAGAGTCTGGACCAATTTTCAAAGTGTCCCAGTCTACTACTGAGGAGAAGGATTTCATAGAGGCTGAACGCATCTTAACACAGGTAAATGTCATACAAGCATCCTCATGATCCCATGTCTCTAGGGTATAAGCAGCATCTGCCGCATCAAGGATACCTTTAGCGAATCTAGCTTCACCTGTAGCGTCAGTTTGGTAAGGGGATATTACTGTACAGTCGTACTCTTGTGCCATTGATTTCAATGCTTTACTTACTTCTATCTGTTCTGTCCAGTCGTATTGTTTGCCTGGAACAGAGGATCGCTTGACCTGGTTTATATAGTCCACTATGATAACTCCAACATTCAGAGACTTGACTTTCTTATCAAGCTCTGCACGAATCTTAGAGAGTGTGAGGGAGGGGTCATACACTACGTCCAACTGATTAGTCGGGAGGAGCTCTCCAGTCTTCAGTTTGGCATGAAACCTATCAAAGTCACGGTGTTCTTTATATTCAGCCAAGCGATCTTGCCCAGCAACAAAACGAGTAGCCCACCACGCAGCAACCTTCGACCACTCAGTCACACTAAGATTCTTAGTGCGAAGGCGTGAGAAAGGAATTTCCGTAGCAATAGAACAACATCGTTGTAATATAGAGCGACTATCCATCTCAATAGTGAAATAGATAGCCGACTTACCCAAAGTATGTACATTGTTTGCAATATTAGCACATATAACAGACTTACCTGAGCCACGCTTACCACCAATCATTACTAAATCTCTAGGAGAGAATTGAATTTCTTGGTCGTACTCTTCGTTAAGACCAAGAGGTACGTACTTAGCTAAATCTTCTTCTGGTTCAAACAGGTCAATACGTTGCATACTTTCCTGCGGATCTTCGAGGTCAACCTTATCTTCAATGTCCATGACAATCTGATGTAGGTGTTGTACTGACTCTTGTGCATTCTCGAATGCTACAGAGTGTTCAACATAGTCCTCTAGTGAGTCCAGAATTTCTTTTTGCGTATATTCGTTTTTAAGATACTGTAGAAGCATATCAGGGTCGGCATCGACCTCAACAGCTTCAATCGCGTAAAGTTTTTCACGGGTAGCAGAATCACGAATTTCATACTGCAAATCTTCTATAGAGGGCATCTTATGAAACGATTCGCAATGTTTATCAATAATCTTATAAAGACTATGATATTCTGCTGGCAAATAATGCTTGTGAGTAACACTCCAGGTCTGAAAGTCCTTTAGTGTTAGCACTTGCTTTATTAGAGCACTAGCGATGTTCAATGAGATTCTCCCGAAATCATATAAAAGTTGAGCAGACCCCGAAGAGCCTACTCAGTTTGTTACTACAAAAGATTAAGCAGAAGCTTTTTCTTTCTTAGACGCGCCATCATAGTCAGCGGCTGAAAGGCCACGACGAGTTAGCATAGTCTTAACACCACGTGCAGTCTTGCCGATCTGGTCAGCAATTGTTTCTACACTCAAGCTACCGATGTCAGTGATCGCAGCCAAAGGATCTACTTTAGAAGAGCCTTTAGTGGTTTCTTGACGAGGGATAGCATCGATGTCGCCTGAACGAAGGAGGCTAAGAGCCTTGCCACGTACAGAGTTTACAGAACGGTCTAGTTCAGCAGCAATTGCTTCAACGAAAGCACCATCATGTACCATAGATACAAAGGTGAGTTCTTCAGCAGGAGAGTACGTGCGTACAGCTTCTACTTTAGGAGCAGGTTTAACGTGACCAGTAAGTTCCATAGATAGGATCTTGCCTTGAATTGACTTAGGAGAGAAAGCACCGTCTTCGAAAAGACCTGCAATTTCAGCATAAGTATATTCACCACTATTGTCTTGGACAAAAGCGTCAAGAGTAGCTTCTTGTGCGTCTGAGAAAGCTCGGACAGCACTAGCAGAAGCTAGTTCAACATCATGACCCATCTTTCGCAGTTTGCTTGAGATAGAACGAGTTGAGGTTTCAAGATCAGTCGCAGCTTCTGCTACGGTTGCTTGAGAGACGGGGCTTTCGCCACCGACAAATTCGGTTAACTGAGCAGTACGCTCGTCAGTCCATTTAGGTAATGCCATTTTTATTCTCCAATAAAATTATAAAGGTTAGTTATGATTTGAATGCCAGAAGCCCTGGCCTTCTTAGTTTTAGCGGACTCTATTCCGCTTTCGTTTACTAAGATAGTAACATCTTTCGTAAGGGTCGTTTTGACAACATAACCAAGCTCTTCTAATATCTTTTGAGCCTCGGCTTTATTTGAATAAGAGGTAAGTTTACCACTAATACAAACAACTCCTTGGGTTGCGATTGTTGTCTGAGACTTCTCAAACTTGAAACTGAACGGAAGTAAGCTTACTTGATAGAACTCGGTTTCGAGCCAATCACAAAGGCTTTTAGTAGACTTCTCACCCAAACCTGCCTTACGGCACAAGTCGTAGTCTATTTCTTCTATATCAATGCAGACTGTGGAAAGTTTTTCCGAGGCGGTCTTACCGATAAGAGGTATGCTAAAAGCTGGAAGCAGTACGTTCAGCGGAGCTTTCTTTGATCTTTCTAGTTCATCTACTAACTTCGCGGCTAGACGTGAAGAGCCTATAGCATCTTCTACCTCATGTAAAGACATAGCGTAAAGTTCCTCAAGGGAGACAATATCTAGTTTTACGATTGTAGCAGGGCCGAGACCTTTAATCTTCAGAGTCTTGGCAAAGTGTTCGATAAGTTTAAGAACTTTAGAACCACATAATGGGTTCCTACAAAACAAAAGATAGTTGACTTCTTCTAACACCGAACTACACGAAGGGCAGTTTGTTGGGGCTTCGATTGTGGTCATTGCTATTCCTCTGAATTTGAATAAGTATTATACGGGCTTTTAAGGTTATTGTCAAGAACTATTTTTTGCAATGTAGTAATCAATCTAAACGTCTTACAACGCGAGGTATGATTTCACCAGAGCGTATAATTTCTACTTGACAACCTAACTCAAGATTAAGGTCGCGTATATACTCAATATTGTGCAGGGTGGCTCTAGCAACAACCGCATCACCTACTGTGACTGGTTCTAGAATTGCTACAGGACTAACTACACCACTCTTCCCTATCTGCCATAATACATCAATGAGAGTTGTCTCAACACCCTGTGCCTGGCTCTTGAGAGCGAAAGCACCTCGTGGGTGTTTGCTAGTGTATCCCAGCTCCTCGTATGCTTCGTTACTCTTGAGTCGATATACTGTACCATCCATAGGATAATCAGTTGAATCAAACTCAGTAACTACATTCAGACCTTGCTTGCTAAGACATTTCAGTGTTTGCTGATACGTCTTATGTCTAACAGGGTTCTGATCATATGCTACAAATACAAGTGAACGTGTTTTGAACTCTTCCAAGTCCTTTAGTCCAAGTGAACCCGAAGCATAATTGCGTGAGTTAGGGACACTACTGGGGGCGATAACCTCTCCAGTTATCTGGACAAGACCAATAGTTTTAATACTATTAGGTACTAATTCTTTCATCTTGTCAGTGATATCTCTACCTTGTATGCCGTCCCCACGAGTTAAAGCTAACTCAAGGTTTCCGTCCACATATAAAATAGATACAGCAGCTCCATCCAACTTAGGAGAAACTGTACAATCAGCAATATGCAAAGGAGCTTTGGCTAGATCGAAACACTTCTGTAACGAGTACATTTGATACGTGTGAGGTACTGCGTTAGTAACCTCGTATCCAACGGTCGTATAGTTGTGTTTATGCGCTAGAAGATCAAATTCCTCGTCCGAAAGGAGAGGAGTGCCTTCGTAGTATAGCTTGCTCGCTCTGTCTAAAAAATCTCGCATAATAGTTTCTCTAAGTTAGAAAGGATATTATACGGGGTTTTAAGGAAACTGTCAAGAACTATTTATACAAATCCCCAATTAAATCTGAGAAGTGTTCTTCTATAATTTCCTTTGACTCCGCTAGTGATAGTATCTCTATCAAGCCTGAGAAAAGCTCTCTTGAGTTACTAAAGTCTAGTGGCATTGCTATACCCTCAGGGGTAGGTTTCCACTCTTCATCAAAGTCCATATAGTACTTGCGTAAGTGCAGGTACTCAATACCTCGAAAAGTGTTAATAGTTAGTCTTACTTGTACTTCTTTTACTTCATCATAGTGAATAACTCTGGAGTAAGCTTCTGGAGCTTGGTGTAAATCCATTACCTTCTCCCCTCATTTTTAAGGATAGAAGACAAAGGAACTACACTAGAAATATTCTCAGGACGTAGTAAACGATAAGAGTCTGTGTCCCAACAAAAGAACAGAAGCGTATCGTCTGTTTCCTTAGCACGATTCTTCTTTTTCTGTATGTAAGGGGTTGTGAAGTCTAAAGTACAGACGTTGTACTTTAACTTTTTGGATTGCTCACTACGATAAGTAATGATTGCATCTCCATACTCGTGCACCAACTGTGCAAGTTCTTGCTTTTTCACTATGATTTCCTTCTGTAGTAGTTAGCAATTTTTATTACTAGTTTACATACTCGAAGGTGGTTTATAGTAGATGCAAAAAAGCCTCACTAGGCGAACCTAGCAAGGCAGACGGTTTACTAGTCTTCGTTAGACAGAAGAGTGGTAAAATACTGTGCGGCCTTTCCAGTCAACTTGGAGATAATCTCTTCATCGGCTACTTTACCTGCATCAGTTATGGCTGCTGTAAGGGCTTCTTGTGCTGCTACTTTGGACACACGGGCGGTTCCTGTAGCTGTACCTGTAGATGCTTTTGCAGCAGGGGTTTTCTTAACGTAGACGCCAGCCTTAGTTAAGATCATACGAACACCATTGGGTGATTCGTCAATTTCGTCAGCTATACCTTTGACAATCTCCATACTTGTTTCTGGAGTAGGTTCCATTTCTTCGTACATTGATACTGCTTGTGCTTTCTTGTCATCATCCCAAGACATTTTTCTGTTCCTTTTATTAAGTTTAGGTCGTCCTGGGCAGTAGCCCAGTACTTGTAGTTGTTGTTCGTAGAATCGTTGTCCCATATATTACTCGATTTCAGAAAAGATATTATACGCTGTTTTTTACCATGTTGTCAAGAACTATTTTTTAGTATCTCTGCATAAAGCTCTTGTGCTAATTCATTTGCTAAAGCGTTCTGCTCTTTAGAGGCGGGAGGTACGAAGAAAACTCCCTTACCTAACCTTCCTGTATTATCCCACACATACCATGCATAGTCTGTAGCATCTGTACCCTTGCCTGTAAAGGAGGGTCTTTTACTAAGTACATGAAGTGCTGTAGGTGTGTTCTCCTTCCACCATGCGTGTCTACCAATACTGCCGAGATAATTTATCCTTAGTAACATTATGCAAGTATTACTTATACTAAGAGAGTGGTCAATAAACTCTCTAGCCATGCTAAAAGGAGGGTTTGTTAGTATTAAGTCTGTTTTCTCTGTATGATCAAAGAAGTCTCTTCCTTCCATAATTTCTGAATATGTACAAGGGATACCTACTTCCTCTTCTAAGAAGTACTCTATCCTTCCGTCTCCCCTACACGGTTCATGTGCGGAGGAGAATTGTGTCCAATCTATTTCCAAATTTTCATAACACCACGGAGGTGTGGCGTAGAAATCTGTATCATTAAGACGTTTTCCTGCTATTTGTCTGCTCAATTATCCATTCCTCTAGTTCATGCAAAAAGCACCAATCAAAACAATCCGAAACTTTAGTATTAAGATATTTATGAATCCCCACCCTAGACTCGTAATGGTTTCCCTCTAAAACAAGTAGACCCTTTACTGCGGGAAATATCTGTAAATTATCAAATACAAAAGGAAGTTTTTGGTCTACAGTTCCTGAGACGTTCTGCCTTTTACACTCTACTGCACAATCTAAATCTTCTATATAAAAGTCCATCCTAGCCCTTGTACCACCATAAACATCGGTGAAGGGGGCTTGGGCTTTAAAAGTTAAGCCTAGTGAGGTGAATAGATCTGATACTGCTGTTTCTAGTTTTTGTCCTGAATTGTTGGCTTTTGCGCCTTGGCTGATAGTCATAATTAGACCTCCAATATTGCCGTTTAGTTTAATTTTATTCCTTTGTTAGAATAATATCTATTATACACGGATCGAGGATCCGAGTCAAGAAGTATTTTTGCAGTGCTATCGTATTTCGTTTTAATTATCCAAAACTTTTTTGAGTTCGTCTATAGCAGCACTTACAGGTTCCCAATAAAAATAGGCTTTAACATACTGAGCCTGATGTAACATCCTAGATCGCTTATGAACTACATTATATGCAGCTTCTCGCAACCTTTCATTCTCTTCTTCTAGTTCCATGATCCTAACCTGTGGACACTGTGGCTTTTTATTCATGGTACTTTCCGCACTTAGAACATCTGAAACTGTTGTCATAGAAAAACTCTATACCTTTCATGTACTCCCATCTATGAAAACAGAAGAACTCTTTGACTAGTCTTATGAATCTTTTAATAAACCTTTTCATCTTAAATCTCCTTTATTTCTTGGAGATATTATACGCTTTTTGACTTCCTTTGTCAAGAGCTTTTTCGGTTTTTCAGGCACATATTGCCATTCATATCGAATAGCTTGTATCTCAGGTATACGAACCATTGCCCATCTCATCGCCATTTACACCCTCTCGTTTATGCTCTGCCTGCTGTTTCTCCCCACATA